GAATTCTTAGATGAAAAGAACTTTAAGTCTTATGATGAGTTGAAAGCACGTTTGAACAAAGTGCTTGGTCTTGAAGATGGTTCTTCTGGAGATAATTATCAGTCCATTAAACCTAACGTACCAGTTACTGCTTCAGCTAAACCTGCGGCAACACCAGCTAAGAAAACTACAGTCGCAGACTCAGTTGTTGATGACGATGAAGACTTGAGTTATTTTGAGAAGTTGGCTGAAGATTAATATTTCGTAATCTCCTTTGTGACTTGACGGGGAAGCAGTAAAATGCTTCCCCTTTTTTATGCGTATATTTGATAACCCGTATTAAATGCGGGTTGTCTCCATTGATCTGCCATTGGACTCGTCTGATTAATATTAGTGACAGTCGTAGAATTATCATTCTCTGTTTTTCCACCAACAGCAACAACAGAATTGATTGGAGTACCATTATTCAGAGTTGTAGTTTGTGCTGAAGAAGAAGCAGTTAAATTAGCCGCAGGTGTAGTTGTGCCAGAAGGTGTTATTGCATTTGCGGCTGTGTTGGCAACGGCACCTACCATGCCAGGTACCGCTGCCGCTACTTTGAGAACATCGCCTACGGTTGTTGTGCCTGTAGCAGTTGTAGATGCGGCCGTATTTGCGGAATCGTATCTTCCTATTTTTCCTACAGTAAAACCAGTTGTAGCTGGTTTGCCTGCACTATATCCAACACCTTTAGTTAAATCATACTGACCACCAGGTTTTAATTCGTTAAGCACACCAGAAGTAATTGTTTGAATATTTTTAGTTTTTAAATCTGCGGTCGCTTTATCTAGTTTATCTGCTGTGATTGCATCTTTACCTTCTTTGAGACAATCACGCATAAATTCAATCATACCTACAAGGGCAGTGCCTAGCTTGAAGTCTTTTACTGAGCCAAAGTTTTTGCTCCATTTTGGCAATGCTGACGTATTTGTCGCTTCACTCTCTTGATACAAACACAAACTAATCCCACTCACTGAGTCTACGTAAATACCAATGTTGCTAAATGGCAAAGTAGCACCACTTTGTTGTTGCATCAACTTTGCAGAATTGAGTAATGCAACTAATATTACATCAGCAAACTTAGAGTATGCTTCAGGAGGACTATCTTTTGACCACGCAGTTACAGCAGAGACTTCATTGCCGGTTGTTGAAGTAATTCTAAGAACTGCTGGTTTTTTCTTTCTGCCGATCAAGCTACCAAGATAGCCACCAATTGCGCCAACAATTGGGTTACCACCTGAAATAGCAAGACCAATATAAGTGCCTGCCGCACTTGTTGCCGCTTTCTTAAGATCGCCTTTAAGCGCAAGTATTATTGCTTGTGCATATGGTAGGGCTTGACCGACAAATTCGCCTGCGACAAGATCGGCGCCAGCACCTGATGCGGCATATCCACTTGAAGCCGCACCCGACGAAATATTCATACCAGACTGAACACCACTAAAAAAGTTACCAGCTGTTGTGTATCCAGAAGATGCTAACATATTTCCTGCGGTACCTGCAAATCCTAATGTGCTTGAAGGCATAAGACTGCTGGCTAATTGTGATCCACCACCACCAGAACTAAAAAAGCCGGGTGTTGCAGATGCGGCGGCACCAGCGGCTGTCGGCGCACCAAATATCATTTCTTTAACAAATGAGTTAGACGCAGATGTGATACCATAATTAGCAAATGCTTTTAGATATGGATTCTTAATACCCTGAGTTAATTTATTTGCGACAAGTGATGTGCCCAAATCAAATGCGAAATTGCCCATGTTGGACATGAAGTTACCACCAGCAGAAGAACCACCACCAGCAGGTTTCTGCGCTATTTTTGCTAGAATCTCAGTTTGTTTTTCGCTATGTGCAAGTTCAGCCTGTTGCATCACCCTTTCTGCTATACGATATTCGTCTGTTTTTGCATCTGTTTGTATGAGGTTTTGCTTGGCTTCTTTAAAATTCTTTTCTGTTTGATCTAATTGTTTAAAGGTATTTTCTTCAACTGCGCCAGTGGTTTCTAAATGTTTTCTTGCGGTTGCATCACCTTCAATTGCTAACTTTGCAAATGCTGGGTTTATAAACGATTTTTCTTGGCCTGTTGCAGTAGTTGCTGTATAATATGCGCCTCTTTGATTTGCAGTCGGCATAGGCTGTATCATTGGAGTCTGACCAGCACCATATGTTCCTTTTCCATAAGGACCAGTATATGTTGGCTGTTTACCACCCATCATGTCGGCAAGAGGTGCAGTAATTTGTGCCGCACCATAAGCGCCTAAGAAGTTTGTGCCTTGTTGACTAGAACCAAATCCATACTTAGCAAATATAGTTTCGGGACCAGAAGCAACACCAGTAAGTCCATATAGTAATTGTTCTGTAGCGGCTTGCTTGTTACCTTTTGCAAAGTTGCCTAAAATTTGTCCAGTTAATGAATCTGCGGATGCATCATCAGTACCGAAAAGACCTTTAAACAATCCACGACCAGCCTGCCTTGCGCCAACTTCAAGATACGCCGTGCCAAGCTGTGATAGCATTGGTGCATATGCTTGACCAATTTTTTTACCAAATGCGCTTGTAAGAATTTTTTCTGTTTTTGATGGCAGTTTCAACAAATTTGATAGTTGTCCACCACGATAACCTTCACCGCTTGCTTCTTGTCTTGACACAAGATTACGTGAACCTTCTTTACCATATGCACCAACAACAATTGCTTTATAAAGTGTTTCACTTAATAGACGCTGAGTTGTGCTTTGAAATTGATTTAAAAAGGTTTGATTTGCGTTTCTAAGATATTTCTGATCTTTGTTTTCTTTACGTTCTGTTTCTTTCAGTCGTTCTGTAGCAGATTTACCGCCTGCAACAACAGTCGCTTTAGCAACTGCTCTGGACACTTTGAGGTTGTCCGCAGATAACTTTGCTAAGTCTTTATCTTGAACTTGAACTCGGGCAACAGCCGGAGCAACAAGCCTTGCTCCTGAACCAGTTGGTCTATAAATGGAATTTTGTGTTTCCATTTCGTTAGCAAGTCCACCAACTGGAGTAATAGGTGCACCAGGTCCACCTGTTTTAGCAAAAACGCTATTCTTACGCTCTTCTGAAGTTGCAGAACCCGCAGTATCAAATAAATCGCCTTCTTTTTTTCTTCTTATTTTGAGACCAGCTTCAAGTTGTTTTCTTCTTACTGGATCTTTTTCGCCCGATGCTGTAGTAATACCATTACGAATTGATGCGGCCGCACCTGCTAAATTTCCAGCTTTAATCGCCTCAGCAAAACCTGTAGGCACTTTCCCTGTATTATAAACGTAACTTAAAATTGCAGTTCTTTGATTTTGAGACAATTTATTGTATGTGTCTTGTCCGATAGCACCAATAACAATGGCTTCATATTGCTTTATGTCTTTAGAATATAATTTATTTGCTTGTTCTCTTGTTATTGTAGTATCTTTACCGCCTTCACCAGAAACTTTTATAAATTCTCCATTACCTAAATCAATTTGGCCCGATTTGATTTCTGCATCAGTAATATTGTGGCCATAACCAATAGCCATTTTATTAGTATCTTTATATGCAGTAGCACTAAAACCTTCTTTACCCGTAATAAATTTTGCAGTACTTTCAACATCAAGTGATCTATATCTTCCAGGAGCACTTGCTCCATATATACCTTTTACAACTCTTTGTGCCGATTGATTGACGTTTGCCGCTTGACTATCTCTTGCCGCATTGTATGAACCTTTTACGGGTGTGCCGGGTCTAGAATACATTCCAAAGGCAGCCCCACCAGCACCCTCAACTATTGGTGTTGTACTGCTACCTGCGCCACCGCCTGGTTTAGGTGGCTTTGATCCTTGCCCACCTTGAGAGCCAAAAATTTTGTATGCTTCATAGCCAATTTCAGCCGCAAGTAATGCCCAACCAACATATGGAACAAAACGTAATAAGCCTCTTGCCGCTAAGCCTGCGCCTTTCAACATTCCACCGCCACCACCGCCAGTTGGAGGAGTTGGTGCTTTGCCACCAGGGAATGGAATTACTTTACCCCCACCTCCAGTTGGTGGTTTACCTCCACCGCCAGCGCCACCAGTTGTAGGAACACCGCCTTTACCAAATATTGTTTTACCTTTATCAATAACGTATTTGCCGCCAGCAAGAACTCCAATAGCCTCTAATAATGTTCTATTTTGTAGTGCATCAAATAATGATCCTAAAAATCCTTTTCCTCCACCGCCACCGACACCAGCACCTCCTAAAACACCAGCCGCACCTGCGCCACCTTTAAGTGCTTTAATCGCATCTAATAATTCTTTGTCTCTTTGTGATTTTTCTCTTTCAGCTTCTTCGGCAAACATTGCAGTTTGCTTTGCATTATTTGCTTGAAGTGCAGAGATACGTGTTTGTTGTAGAACATTGTTATTGATTGATCTGAGTTGTCTAACCATCTCAATGCTAATAATATTGTTTGTTCTTTGTTCCTTCACTGATGCATCTATGGCTGATGCTTCACTCAACTTGTTTGCTCTGTTTTTAACTTCTCTGCCAAGTCCGTACATAGCAGTAAGTCCGGGCATTTCATTCAATGCGGCACCCTTGATGCCCATTGCGAAGCCCTTCACAGAACCTTTAACAGATTCTTTTGCGAGTTGCCCTAATGCTCTACCGTAGTTGTTAAGTGCCATTATTATCCTCTGTCAAACACAGAGTCTGGATCGGCTTCTGCAAATCGTGCTGATTTTCCAGTTGCTGGTTTTGACGTTGCGCCAAAGCTAGACGTTGACGTTGAACCAAAACTATTTGATGCTCCGAATCCGCCTGCTGACGGAGAGCCATATGTTGTTGTGACGCTTTGGCCAACAGGTTGCATTCCACCATTATTTGCACCCGCTAGTTTTTCTTGTGTGCGTCCAAAAGCCGCAACACCAATAATAGCACCCATAGACAAATGGAACAAGCCTGCGCCCTGTAAAGTGATCGGTTGCCATGCAGTCACAGGTTGTTTTAGTGCCGCTTGTAACATAGCCCAAAGAATAGGAAAGATGATAAAGTCTGTCACACAGGTTAGCATATAAATCCAACCCATCATCGGGCGCCATTTGGCGTTCATCCAATCTTCTTTTTTCTTTTCACTATCACTTAATTTATTATATTCTTTTTGTGTAGTCATTATGGTACCCTTATCTACGTTGTGCTTGATTTCTTTCATTCTCTTCAGCCACGTGCTGAGAAATTAGCATTATGTAAATTTCCCTCTCAAAGGGTATCATATTCTCCAAATCTTCCAAAGTGTATTTATGATGTTGCATTAGAGTAAAGTTAGTCTTATAATAGTTTATAAGGCTTTCTTGACTCAATGTTATCCGAAAAAATTTGCAAGACCCTCTAACATTACTTTATCTTCTTGACCACATCCAGTACATTTCCATGTAACTTCGTGTTTTAATTTTGGCATAGTGTCAAAAAACGTTGAAAGTTTTTCGTATTGTTGTTGTGATAAATTTTCAATGAAGTCGATCAATTCTTGTCTAGTATGATCTTCACGTTTATAAACATTATCAGCATCAAAGATGAAATCAATACTATTGATAATTGCATCTGTTGCTAAATCTAATTGATTCATCTCTTCTGGATTCTCAATAGACAATGCAAACTCTGATGTTGGATATTTAAATTTGATACCAATTTTAGTTTCTTCATCTAACACAATCTTGTCATCGTGTGCAATTGATTTGTGAACTTCAACGTCTAAAAGATTTAATGTTTTGTTAGTTACATGTTCGCAAACTTCATCTTTAGAATTCATACCTGTTGGGTGTCGTAAATTCAAATCAATAGTTTCGCCGATTGATTTTGCTCTTAGACGAATAAAGAAATATTCCAAATCAAAGACTGGAAGTTTGTCAACGTCAACTGGATCTACTGCACAGTTATTGATGATCTGCTTGATAGCCGTCATCATAGATTTTTGATCGCCAGACTCCATTGCAATCAAAAGAATCTTCTGTTCTTTGACTAAGAATGGTCTGTATTTAACCGTTTTTTCTGTTGATGGTAAAATCAATTCAAAAATAGGTGCATTAATTTTAGGTAAAGCCATAGTTTTTTCTCCAAATAATTAAAAAAGACACATAAATCATTTATGATGTATGAGTGTGATAGCGATATGCAAGTGTTACACCAAATCGCTGATAGGTGTTAGTTTCTTCCCATGATGCATTCATAGGTGTTAGTCCTGTTGGATATATATCTAGTAATTCGTATGCAATCAGGGTATTTCCTAATTCGTCTAGTTGTCGCACATTAAGTCTTACGCCTAGCGCATAGTCGCTATAATAAGATACAAGTCCAGCATTGCTACGCCCTCCACGACCAATAATTCTATCCATCCATTCCTCAAAAAATTTACGTTCTTTCATATCCGCTGAACAAATAATTGATAATGTTATATCATTGTAAGTTACATCATATGGAAGTTTTAATGATGGACCACCGCCAACTGCATCTTCTGCTGTTGCGAGTGTGCGACCAGGCAACTCAGCTTTTTCGCATCTAAACGAAAACGTGTCTGTAATATTATTTGTTGTGCCAAGTTTTCCATCCAATCCACCTTCAACTTTTGTAGATCCAATTATTTTCGCATCAAAAAGATTAGGACGAACTAAAGTTCCAATTTTACTTTTAAAGTCTGAGATTTTAAATGATGCGGGCCTACTGGCAGTAACAATAATTGTACCATAGTCTGTAGCCATATTATGTTCTTCCTATTTTTTTGCGTGACTCTTCCCAAACACGACCTGTGTCTGCTTTTCTGAAAGACTCTGTTGGTAGAAAAATGGCAATATCCCATTCGTTTACTTGTACTTCTAAGAATTGAGAACGTACATGACTTCTTAAATATTTCTTTAGCATCGGTTTAAAGTATCTGTACTTAGATGCAGATTGTAGAATAGAATATGAAATTTTAACTTTTGTTGTGTCATCATATTTTTTATTTGTCAATGTTGAATACAATGCATTCATCAATTTAGCACGTAAGACTGGTGGTAAGTAATGAAAGTTGATTCCTAAGAATCCATCAGAGTCCATTCTCACAGGAAATATTAGTGGAAATGTATCGTAATATGGCAAATCATTTTTTGTTTTTGGGTCATATTTGAATGCGTACATATATCCAAATTCCATTGACGAAACTTTTCTTGCTTCATCGGTTCTTTTCTCAAAGACTCCCGGACTTATGTTTGACATTAATTTGCCTGCGGCTGACCTATAC